TGTTTATCTTCTATAACATATTTGTTTACTAAATTAAAATTAGATTGTTCTAATATATTTGCAGGTTTATCTTTGTTAGCGTATAAAAAGTCTGCTAAGGTATCTCCAAGTTTGCCATCTATAGCTTCTCTAGCAGTAGTTTTACTAAAGTTTTTTCTAACAAAACCATTTAAGAATCCTAGTCCTGCTGCTGCTTCATCTGACAACGCTAACATTTTAGATGATGCTCTTATACCTTTTACAGTTTTTCCTACAACAAATGTAGGATCAGCAAGTTGTAAACCTAAATCAAAAATACCTGTAGCAAAATCATATGCTCTATCCTCTGGACTAATTAAAAACTCAAAAGGTTTAAACAAGACACGACCAGGTGTAACGTGTGGACTTTTACCTCTAGCAATAAGAGCTGCTGCTCTATCACCATCAAAGACTACTTTTTTTTCTGCTTCAAAAATATCATCAAAGATGTTTGCACCAAGTCTTGATATAGCTATCTCTCTAGCTTTTATTGGATCAGCACCTTTGTCAATAAGATTTTGATATGTAAGAGTTTTTTCAGGATCAGTAGATTGAAACAAAGCGTTTCCTAAATCTATTTTTTCTCCTCTTGCTCTTGCTTCTTTCCAATATGCAAAAGGATCAATAGCAGCTTTCTTCCAAGCTTCTTTACTATCAACACCTTGTGATTTAAGTTCTGCAGCTCTTAGTGGTTGTCCTATTACATCCTCATAAAGTTCTCTTACTCCAAGAAAAGCACCTTTAACACCTAACTCAAATAAACCACCTGTTTCTTCGTTTACACCAAACTGATTAAATACTGCTGTTTTTAATTTTCCATATGTAGATGCTTTAGCTTTAGAAAAAAACTCTGTAAGCCCTTCTATAAAATTATTATCAGCATTTTGTTTTGTAGCTTGTACCATAACGCTTGGTGGTACATTTACTGCTTGTTGATTTATTTGACTTAGTTTAACTGCTTGATCTCTAGTTACTTGTAAGGGAGGTTGTGTATCTCTTTTTTCTAGTAAGTAATCTACGTTTACATTATCAGAGTATGATGTTGCCATTACAAATACTCTAGTAAACTATCATCACCTGTTTCTAGCCAAGACTGATATACAAATTGTTTTATGTTTTCAGCCTGATATATTTGTTCTTCTGGTCTTGTATTTAGACCAGGACCAAAAGGTAATCCTGATGTAACAGGTTCATTAGGTCTGTCTGTTGGTGCAAAAACATCTATGTTAGGCATTTGTCTTTGTGCTGGTTGTGGTTGAGCTTGTTCTCTAGGAACTATATCTTTTGGCAAAGGTGCAGCTTGTTGTTGTTCTACTAAGTCTTGTTGTTCTCCATAAGCAACACCAGGTATTCTTCTTACTGCTTGTGTTGTATCTTGATAGTTTCTACCTGCTGGAGGTACAGCAGAGTTTCTATTTGTAATGCCTTTGTTACTCGGACTTCTCGCCATCTTCTTCATCCTGTTCTTCGTATATAAACGTTTGACTAATAATCATATAACCTTGTGGTAAATCTATAGGAGAGAATGGAGAAAATCTAAGTCTTGGTTCGTACATTTCTGATTCTAATATTATGTTATCACCAATCTCATCAACATCATCAAGTAAGTTAAATACTATATCTGCAAATTTTTTATTAATTGACATTATCCTCCCATACCTTGTAGTAATTGTGCTATGCCTGGTGGAGCACCCTGTGGTGGTAGGGAAGCTCCTCCAAGCAATTCTTGTTCTTGTTCTGGTATTTCTGGATCTTCTGCTGTGTAAAACTTGTCAAGTATTGTACTCATATCATCAGGATTTTTCCTGATCTGTATTACAGCCATAGTTGCTTTTGGATCACCTTGTTGTGCTTGTGCCAGTAAAGAATCAAATAAAACTTTCTCTGCTTTTTCTTTTGTAATTCTTTCGTTTACTCTAACAATATTATCTAAGCCATCAAGGTTTTCTTGTAATGTCTGCGTGTCAATAATACCTGCTTGTAACAACTGTAAACCTGTAACAATCTTTTGTGGTTCATCATATCCAGCCATAGCACCATAAACACGCCTTGTCTTATATGCACCAGCAATATCTTTTTCTGGATCGTATGTTTCTGAAAAGAAAGTATTGTTGTAATATCCAGAAAATGTTTTTGTTGAACCACCATACATTTTTTGATCCCACTCTAATCTTTTGTAGTCAATCATTTCTGCAGCATCTGCCATTACTGTATGATATTCTCTAATCATTAATGACATAGATGCACCGAGTTCTTCTAATCCTCTACCTGTTGCAAAGCTAAGTGGGCTTTGTGAATCATCAGATACAGGATAAGAACCACCAACTCGTAGTTGTCGTTCTATTCTGTCTATTTGTTGAAAGATTTGATAAGGTACATTTGATGCTGGTTTAGATACTTGTGTACCAGGTGCAAGATAGTTTACAGCAAATCTGCCTTTTCTATATTGTCCTGATTCTATTTCACCAGATATGTTTGTTTCTGTAAATACAGCATCTTCCATAGCTATTATTGACATAACATTTATCTTTGCCATAGAAGCCATTAGTCCTATGATCTGGTCATATTGTCCTTGTAACTTGTCAAAAGCAAATTTCTTTGCAATAACAAATGCAGGTCCACTATCTAGTGGGTTAGGAATAAAATCTAGTATTGTTGCAGATGTCATATGGAATATGTACGTTCCATCTAAGTTGTAATACTCTGCTATTAAATCACCTTCACCGTTTGAGTTTGCCCAGCTACCATTGTAAGAATCTGTATAAGCAGAAGCATAGGCATTACCTATACCAAGGGTATTAGTTTCATATCCATCTTTAGACATAATCTTATCTGCAAATCTTGGATAAGTTCTTGCTAGTGCTTCTTTAGGTACTCTACGAACAATAGCCATTTCTTTTGGTTGTTGGTCTGCACCAAAGTAACCAGGAAAACAATTATAAGGATCACGAA